GTTTTTAATCTTGTACCTGCAGGTCTAACTTTATTAACATCTACTTTAGGAACTCTTCCTGTATACAGATAAGATATTAAATCTCTAAATGCTTTTGCCCATCCTTCTTTAGAATCTACAACAGATACTACATCTTCTGTATGCTCAAACTCTACGTCTGGAATAGTAGGAAGTCTATCAGAGTACTGTCTCTCTACAGAAAAACCTACACCTGTACCATTCATTAGTATGTACAAGACTTCATCAAATGCTTTTGGATTATCTATCGGTATATATGAACAGTTATAACCAGCAATGTTTTCTCTTTCCAATGCTTTACCTGCAGTCATAAGTGCTCTCATACTAGGCATAACCTGTAATGATAGTATTGCTTCTTCCATATCCTCCCAAGATTTTGCATCAACACCTTCTACATTTTCTTTAAAAAAACTAACAAGTCTGTTTACAGTTTCACTCCAACTTTCTCTTCTATTTTCATCTGCTATCCAACGTGAGTATCTGGACATGTGTATAAACGATTGATATTCTGTAGGTAAATAGTTTCCTCCTAACAATGATGCCATTATTTTTCTCCATATTCTAATTCTAGTATTAAGTGTGCATAGTGTATAATCTTTATTATATCCTCTGCACCATTCTTATTTCTATGCCGAGAGATGTACTTTATAATATTTCCTTCAAGGAAGTCAAGTTTATTTTTTGATATGTATTCTATAGGCATAATCTCAAAGTCTTTATAATGATCTCCTCCTACCTGAACATCCGTTGCTTTAGATCCTTTTAATCTTTTTAACTCTCTGTCCCTTTTCTCTTCTCTACTCATTCTAGCCATGTACTGTTCATGAGTTTCTCTTTCTGAACTACTACTTATCATTGTTAAACTTCAATACAGTTATGTTATCTTTATCATACATTTTATCTTTCACCTCTGGTTTTATAATATCTATCTCTCTAAATACAGCAGCTTGCCCATGCATTATAACATCATCTACCTGTGTTTGCAACAACTCCATAAGCCCTCGTAGTATAAGGTAGGCTGTAGATGCGTCAGGTTTATCAGACGTATCATAGGACATAAAGTTTATCATACCTTCATCTGTATCTTCCATTATAATACAATAAGAATCTTTAGGTAATGTATTTTTATACTTATCAAACTTAGCTTTAACACTATCTGTTATCATTCTAACCACTCCTTTGGTACAAAGCCTTGACACCAAGGGATGTCATATCGTTCACACCACCCACTGTAGGTAGTCTTTGATCCTTTGTACAGTTTGTTATTAGCATTCATAAACAGAAATCGTAAATCTAAATCTGGATGCTGTTTTCTAATTAATAAATGTTTACCTCTATCCTGTGATGTAAATAAACCTTTTACCTCAATGTAAAAATCTTGGTCTTCTAAATAAAAATCTGGTGTGTAGGTACTGTGTCTTATATAATCAAAATTAACTTTTTCATATAAAAAAGGTACTTTGTTCTTAGCTAATTGATTAGCTATATCTAATTCAAAATTAGATCGGTATCCATGTGCTCTCTTCAAGTGTTTTCTTCCTTATCTTTTGGTAAGTATACCATGTAAAATGAACCACACTTAGGACAAGATAGATTTGTTGACATACAATAGTCTTCCTCTTCTTCTTCCATATCATGATCACCACCCCATATAACTTCAGTCCCACAATGCCAACAGTCCATCAGTCAGGCCTCTTTAATTTTATATCTTTTGGTGGGTAGGCATCAAACAATGCTCCTGATTCCTCTACAGCAAAGTTAAATATTTCTGGGCAATGTTTCTTCATCTTCTCTAAGTTCTCTGTCCACTCTGCCATGTAGAAACAAACCAATGCACCTCTTGTTAATACTCTCTGTACTTTAGTTAAATCTTTAGACAGCAAGTCAATCTTTTGGTCGTAGTCAAAGTCATTCCACATGCCTCCTTCGTAGAAACTTTTACATACTCTTATAGGAATAGCTGAGAAGTTATTTCTTAATTCTCTTATAATATTTGTACCCCCTTTTTTATCTTCAGAATCTGGGTAAGCATACCACACATTATCATTCATATAAATATCTGAAAAGCTAACATCAGTCTGAAAATAGATAGGCATTATATCTCCCGTTTTTTAAGTTTACTGTACCATACAGATTTTGGAAAACGTGCTGTAGATCCTACCTTCCTATGCATAATAGCATTAGGCCAACATGTTTTCTTAAAATCACAAAATCCACAAATACTTGATAGCAATCTATTTCCTGTCTTCTTAACATTCTTATCTTTATCTTTGTACGTTTCTTCTGTATCTGTAAAACATCTTTTAAATTTCTCACCACCTAATAAAGCTTTTAAGTTCTTCTTTGCTAAATCAAGTGCTTCTTTCTTATCCTCTTCTTGTAGTTCTGGAGCTTCACACACTACCCACTCACCACTTGCTTTGTTAATAACTATCCACCCACCAAAATCTTTATTCTTTGATTGGCTGTACAGGTATCCTTGAGATATGTATCCAAACACATCATCTTCTTTAATCTTCTTATACCCTCCCATATCTCCAAACTTATGATCGAAAGCATAAGGACTTGCAGATTTAATATCCCATACTTTACCATCTATCTCAACATCTAATGTACCAGAAACAGAATGATTACCTAGCTCTAATTTTACAGCCTCTTGTTCTGCTTCTATATTTATACCTGCCGATTTCATTACCAAAATGGCAATAGCTTCGACAAGATCACCAAACATAAAACGAACTAAAGAATTGTACTCAAAGTTTTTCTCTGCACCATCTCGTTCCATCTTCTGTTGACACAAAGGTCTACCTAAAGAAGACATACGAGGTCTCCATTTGCTGTCCTTGTTAGCAAACTGACGTACTACAGATGTAGCACAGGCCTCTTTAAATTCTTCTACAAGTTTGGGATCTAGATCGGCCCCTTCTTTTGAGACACGATCTAGAAACCCTTGTACTTTGTGCAGTATAAGATTATTCATTTACTACGGAGTCATACTCTATTTTTTCTCCAGACGAATGATATGCTTTCATAACAGTATCATTATATCCTTTGACAAACTCCATAAATGATCTCATACGAGCATCATCTTCTTCACTCCATGTCACTGACTTCTGAGGTGTTAGCTCTGCATGGAAGTAGATGTTTCCACCTTTCTTCTTCCGTACTGAAGACAGCCCAATATTCATCAGCCACATAGGTTGCTTCTGTCTACTGAGACTCTTTAAGCAGTCAGCCACAGGTGTAAAGTTAGCCCCTTTTGCATACCACACGCAAGGAACATCTTTGACAGTAGTTTTGCTACCATCTTTATTTACAGCATTCTCAAAAGATACTAGACCGTAAAGATTCTGAGTACATTTAATACTCTTCTGTACAGCCCACTCTGGACTATCTTTTGGCAATGCCTCTAAGGTATTGTAGTCTAATTTCCCACACTTCTTACCTCCTGCAGTGTCATAAAAGTCACTGCCAAAGGAAGGAGCCTGTACTGTTTGGCAAGAGAAAGCACTAGCTTCATTATCCCAAACAAAGTAGGAATAAGTACGCATAAACACACGCATAGTAGCTTTCTCACCATATACAGGCCCTTCTGGTGGGGTAGTCAGACTGAACCAGCCTCTTGGAAGAGCATTACCATCAAAATCTTCTGTAGCATGGTTGATAGCCAGTCTGCTTACAGATGCTTTCGTAGTATTGTGATCCAATTGACCAGTCAGTTTCATCAGCTCCTCTGTAGAAACCTTATCTAAGTTTTCTGGCAGAGCAGTATCCATTGTGGTTATTTCAGTCATGATTTATATATCTCCTTCATGTCTAACCAATTGTTACCTATTTTAATCTCGATTCCTATCGGCATATCATAATCAACATTGTATCTTTTCTTACACTCTTCAGGCAAAGACAACATAGCTTCTTTCATTGTCTCTACAGCTAAATCCTGTTCGTCTGGATGTACATCAATTACAATGGAATCGTGAACCGTATTACATATTATACTCAACATTTGCTTATCTGTCAACAACTTTTTTAACTTAATTAATGCAATAGGCAGGAGATCGGCTGTAGCAAACCCTTGTACAGGATAATTTTTTATTGCTGTAGAGTTAGATACTCCACCATACCTCATTCTATATACATTACTAAAGTTATAATATCGACCTGATGGAAGTGTAATCCGATTGTATGTGATGGCATCATTCTGTAAAGTCTCATGCCACTGTGCTATCTTACTATACTTCTCTTTAAATGCTCGATAATACTCCATCTGTTTTGGTGTACCTAAGAACCCTCCATACAAAGGCTTAAACGTATCAGCTTTTGCTTCCTGTCTAGACACACCCAGCACAGATGCTGTAAACGAATGTACATCAACATCATTTCTGACATCTTCGTACACTTTATTATCCTTTGCTAAAAAGCCGGCAACCCTAAACTCTAGCTGGGAATAATCTCCTTCAAGTATATGTCCACCCTCCCATCTGCTAACTACTACCTTACGTACAGGAAACGTACCACCTCGTGGCATGTTCTGGAAGTTAGGATTCCTAGAAGATAATCTTCCTGTAGAGGTAACACATTGCATATAATGTGGATGGATTCTACGTCTGTCATCTAAACCTTTTTCTATTCCTTCTATAAAGGTTTTCAAATAAGTTTTAATTGCATTGTATCTTATATAACTTTCCATAAATGTTTTTTGTTCTGGCTTGGCTGTAACTACTAGACCTTCTAGTGTAGGCCTATCTGTTTTAAAACCATGTACAGTAAGATCTAATGTACTTCTTGGTTGCATTCCCAACCCTGCAAAATCTCTAGTTTGCCTGTAGACAACACCTGTTTTGTTACAAGTTTTACAAATACGTTTTTGTTTACCTACCGTACCATCTCTCTTCAAGGCAAACTTATATCCTATACCATTACATGCTGTACATCTTTGCATGACTGTCTTAAACAGAGGCTTAGTCAAACGTACTATACCTTGTTGAAATGCTTGTGCACTCATAGTCTTTGGTCTTCTTTTCTTTCTTGTGTTACCTCGTAACTCATAACCTAGATTAAAACTACTAGCCCATTGTTTTTTATTCAGTACAGCCC